ATACACCGTCTTGGGCGCATCGAACGTGATGTTCCTACACTCGCCACGGTTGCCGATGCGCGTGCCGCTGATGGGGGCCGATGTGCCCCTGACATAGAGCCCCCGGAAGTCTGCGTCTGTCAGGCTGGGAGCGGAGTTGACTACGAGGTCAACAGAGATGCCGTAGGTTTCTGACGAAAAAAATACGCGCCGGTTGCCCGCCGTGCCAGTGGTGGACAGGGTGCCGTTGATGGTTTGCTGAGAGTCAAAGGTGATTGTTTTTACCCCTGCGGCAGATGGTGCAGGGATAGTAATGTTATTAAATGTATTTGCGCCCCTTATTGACCACGTAGTTGAACTTGTGGTCGTAAAAGACAGGTTGTAATATGTAAATCCACCTCCAATAAAAAATGAAGATATTTGATTTGAGGTTATTAAAGAAGTTCCGGCATTGATGGTTAAATTAGTCCCAGATATGGTCCATATGCCGCTACTAACTCCTACACCAAATGTGATTGTGGATGCGTTAAAATTTATGGCTCTAACAGAGGAACCAGTGGAACTAAATGTCCCGCATGATATGTTGTAGTTTCCGGATGAGGATGTGTCAAAAGTGCCCGCAGCAACGGTTATTCCAAAGTTGCCGGTAGCTAATGTTAAAGCGCTCCCGAGTGTCCACCCGCCTCCGACACCGTTAAAGGTTATTGAAGTGCCAATGACGGTTCCGTTAGTTGTTATCGTTCTACCAGTAGTGGTTGAACTAAACGTAATTCCACCCGTAGAACTCCACACCGTCCCGGCCAACAAGGACATGGAGCCACGAATGTTTAGCGTGGGAGATGTGCCCGTGGCAAAGGTAACAGTGCCTGCGGAGACGGTGATGTCCAGACACGCCAAAGCGCCCGTCATCGTGACGGTGTAGGTGCCTGCCTGATCAAAGAAGACGTTGTCCGCTACGGTAGGGACAGATGCGCCACTAGCTCCGCCAGAGGAAGCGGACCAGTTTGTTGTGCTGGTGGTGTTCCACGTCCCCGTGCCACCTACCCAGTAACGGTTAGCCATTTACACCCCCGGTTCAGGGGGCGATTCTACGGGGTTAACGATGGCGAGCCAGTTGTCGAAGCGCTGCTGTTTCAGCGCCTGAATCTCAGCGTCACTCAGCCCGTGATCCTTGGGCAAGTGAAGGGCGTCCCGAAAGACGCCGTACTGGGAGTCAAACTCGAAGTCGATCTTGACAGTCATACTAGTACATCCCTAAACGTTCGACCGTGGATGATGTTAAGCACGGTCTTCTTGCTAACCCCCAGTTTAGCCGCGAGGACGGTAGATGTCAGCATCGGGTAGTTCTCTTTCACGTACGCGGCATCTTCTGCGGTTAGCTTGGAGTTTGGACGCTCCGCAATTGGCGTGGTAACAGCCTGTTCCTCAGACATCCCGGACTTGATCCTGTACAGAATGTTACTGGGGTTGCAGCCTAGCTCCTTTGCCCACTGCGCCAACGTCTGGGTCTTGCCGTTTGCCGTGATCCAGCGGTTATTGCGCTTGTTCCCGGCCTGCTCGCTGCGGGTGGCCCACTTGCAGTTCTCTGGAGAGTATGGACCGTGGTTGTTGATCCTCTCCAACGTCCCGCCTTCCGGGCGGGGGCCCATGTCTGCCAAGAATTGCCTGTACCCGGCAGAACCATGCCACCGTTGATCTACATAAATTCCACGTGCGCCATAGTTTGCATACGACTTCACGTTTTTGTTATAGCAACGGTTATGCACGGCCCGCCACACATTTAAGACCAAGTCCATAAAACACCTCCATTTAATTGAAGGTGTATTCTACATCAATTAGCCTGCAAGTGAAAACGAGTACGTGACATTAAGTGTATCACCGGAGACTACACTTCTATCGCCGGGGGACTGGAAGTCAGCGGCAGAGAACAGAGTACCCGTCGAGCCACCAGCGGTGCTGTTGCTCACCAAGAAGGCTCCGCCCACAGTCTGCGTGGCGTTGATGGAGAACGAGGCCGGGGAGGCGCTGTTGGTCACCACCGAGGGGTTGGCGTTGGTGGCCGCAGCAAAGGTAGCCGTGGGACGCGCACCAGCGTACGGGGTGACTTCAGTCCAGCCACCGTGAGAAGACATGGTGTCGCTAGCATTCGGCGTATTGGAAGCACCTGCGCCGTACAGGCCGATGTACCAAGTGGTGATTTGGGCAGTGCTGGTCAGGGCAGTGCCAGCCATGTACTGAAGACCGACGTTCACAACGAGGTTGCTCTCTTCGGCGGACCACTTGAGTAGGCCGTCCTTGTCGTAGCATTCCATCAGGAACCGGCCCGTGGCCTTGGCAGTTTCAGTGTGACGGGTACCAGCAACCAGGCCGCCAGCAACGGCGTCGGAGGCTTTAGCAATTTCGTGAGACATGATGGTTCCTTACGATGTACGAATAAGCGCGGTGGTCGGCGAGTTTGCAGGCATTGTAATTTTAAAACTGGTCGATGTTTTATCGGACCCAAAGTCCAATACAGCAACCGACCTATTAGCTTTGCTAGCGTTGTAAATCAACGCGCACCTGGCCGTCACTGCAGCCCCAAAGTTGGCGTCATTGAAGTTTACGTATGCAGTGTATCCGCTGGAGTTGACCGTGACCCCAGTGAGCTGGATGCCGCCCGCGGTGTACCCAGTACCAACGACTTCGTTGGTCGTGCTGTAGGCCAGGGTATCGGCGTTCAAATTTGCGTTGGCCGTGAACAGCGCAATCTTGATCGTGTCCACGAGCAAGTTGTGGATGCCCTGGTACAGCTCCGCCTTGAAGCTGGTGGTCTGAGTCTGGACAATGCTCATATGACGGGATTCCTAACCTGCCCATCGCGGTAGGCATCCATGCGCTGTTTGCCGTCACCTAGGTTCTTCAGCAGCATCATCGACTTGGCGTATTCCTCTTGATAAAGCTTCACCAGGTCAGGCTCACCCTTCATAAATCGAATGGCCTCGACCAGCGTGCCGTTAAGCAGCGCCGACTCAAAGTTTTCGCCCAACCAAGTTGTATACCCGCTAGCCGGATCGGTGATTGAAGTTGGGTAGTAGTAGAAGTGAAGCTCTACTTCATACGCAATATCTGGCGTCGGCCCAAGAATGAACGACAGCTCATTCGTGATAGTCGCGCCATTGGTTGTCGGGCCAAAGATGGCGTAATGCACGGGCTTTCCCGTATCAGTCGTTGGGTTTGGATATGCCTCTCGAATGAAGTTCACGTCCTTGTTTATCAGGTACGTGTACGAACCATCCGTGTCAATCACCGCCAACGAATACACCGATAGGAAATCGCCTGGCGATGACAGGTACTTATTCCCCGCAGACAACGTGCCAGTCATGTTCCGACGCAGGTTTGCCAGCTGAACAGAGTTGTAAATGTTCTGTTCGGCAACCCTGATCATCGTGTTCATGTCTGTTGTGGGAAACGTGTTCTCACAATAGTCCTGAACAGCAGTGACAAGTTGACTGTAGGTCAGTGCCATGGCTATACCCTCACGCCATCGGGCCGCGAGACATCACGCCTTTAGTGGCCGCGCCAGTGCCGCGCATCTTGATACCCGACGTTTTTACTTCACGGCCAAGTCCATACGCAACGCCAGTGGGAACTGGATCAGTAATGTCGGCATCTTTGACTGATTTTTCATTGACGTACGGCTTTTTCGGGGTTTGCCCAGAAACCGGCTTGCCAGTCATGGTGTGCGGCGGGGCGTACACAACGGCAGCGCCAACCTCTTTGCCCATCATCTTGTGACTATATTTGGCCATAATTAGCCTCGCTTTTGGTTGTTGGCGCGGGCCATATTGCGACCAACCGCCTTCATGGCTTTGTTCAGGTTGGAACTGTGGCCGCCCTTACCTTCGGTTTTAGGCGTTACGTTCTTACCGTCATTGGCCATGACATCGACATGCGTCTTGCCACGTTTGGCCACGCCGTCAGCGCCAGATTTATAACCCATGATGAACTCCTTTTACGATACTGTAACTGTACCAACTTCTGCTGCGCCGACCAAATAATTTGGAGTCAGTGCAACATCAAACTGCTGTGCCCCGCCAACCGGGTTCCAGCCCCATTGCGTGTCCCTGGAGCCCCCCGTTGGCACTCCTGCGGTATTCACCCCAGCCGTCACGTACGACACGTCTGGACGCGGCTCTCGCACCGCCTGGGGGTCTTGCACCGGGTACAACCCCAACGAAAGCTGCGGTTGATCAGGATCCCAGCAAGTCGGGCAAACCTTGATCTGGTACAGCTTCGTTTTGATGATCTCTTTTTTGAGTTCGCTGAGCTTGTACCGCTGACCACACCGGTCGCATTCCGCGATTGCGTATTTGCCAGATGCAAACTGGGTGGCCATGATTAATAGAACATCTGCCGCGGCGCCAGGCGCAGCGAGGCTTTTTCACGGTCCTCAGACGATGCGTATTCCCACTGCTCATCGTAAACCTGCTTGAGCATTGGAACCCGATTAACCGCCTCAGGAATCTTCATTGATAGATGGTAGGCCAGGCCAGAGGTCAGCGCCGGCACCAGTCGGAACGGCACGTCTTGAGTCTGTACACCGTTGCCAGCATCTTGCAGCCGGCGCATCCGCCAGTACACAAACGTGTAGCCGCCACCAGCGTTAGCCGTTGGCCAGACATTGATGTTGGGAATGTAGGTCACATACACCTGAGCGCCCGCGGAATGACCTGCAGCCGTGGTGTTTGACTGGCCTCGAACGCAGTTCTGCAGCACGTTACCAAGTACGTTGGTATATCCAATAATTTCAGTGCCAATCTTGACGTACCCGGAAGACGCCAGATTAGCTGTACTCGTAACCGTGATCGTGGTATCCGTGGACAGCGCCGTTACCGCAACCGTTGTTGTCGGTGTTCTGTTGGTGTTCCCTGACTGGCGATTTACCCAAACTTGGATCGGGCGTCCCTGAGCTAGCTTGTTTGGAATCTGCGAATACGTGGTCTCAGAAATCCGGGTAATGTTGATGTCAATCTGGTTCGTTCCCGTGCCCGTGCGCACGACATGATCCAGTAGATCAATCGTGTCCAGCGGCAGGGTGTACGAAACCTGGCCCGTGTTCATCGGGATTTCTCCCTGCTCGATGGTCCACAGGTTAATCCCCCGGTTGGCCCATTCAATCGTTAGCAGGTTCAGGCTGCGTCGGGCGGTGCGCAACTGGTAACCAGTACGCATTTCGACGCCGCAACGCTCATACGCCTCCTCGGCGATTTCCTGGAACTGCAGATCAAATGCGGTCGTCCCGGAGGTTGTCATCTTTAGGCCTCGCTGGGTTGCTCAGCAGCTTCTTCTGGAACTTGTTCCACAGGCTCAGCAATCACCACTGGAACTTGTTCCACCGGGATGGTCAGCTCATCAATCAAATCAAGAATGGCGGGGTTGACTTGCCCCAAGCCAGCCAATTGCTGGGCAGCAGCCATTTGGGCGCACATCAGTACGGTATCGAGGTTCATTTTGGTTCCTTAGGTTTCGTCACTTTTTGGCGGTTTTTGCCGACTGAATAAAAGCATCAGCCGTTGGCGCCCCTTTGCTGCCAGGCTTGCGCATTTTTTCACCAGACCCTGCAGCGATTCTTTTACGCTTTGCATTGATGTTGGCATACAGACCTACCTCTCCGCCTTCGGCGTATTGAGTGAAATCGGTGTTGTCCCGGCGAGCTTTGCGTTTCCCGCTTGGCATTTTGCTGGGCATGATTGCCCCCATTCCACGGCTGGCCATCATGGTTACACCATCTTTCCACGAGTTTTGCCACGCGAGGCAATACCGTCCGCACGCTTGGATGCGGAGTTTACTTTGCCGCCCTTTTTGTACGAGGGCGAAGGACCACCACGATATTCTGGTTCAGGCTCATCCCTCTTGGCTGCTTTTTCAGATGCAATTTGCGCATCAACTCTACGCCCAATTGAGATGTCGTCTTCGTCTTTCAGCATCCGCTCGACGGCCCGTTCACGCGGGGAGTTCCGGCTTGCAGCATCAACCATTTTGTCGCTGATGCCATAACGTTTGTTAAGTTTATCGCCAGCCAACATGCCAAGCCCCAGTGCAACATCAGCACCACCAGCTCGAATCCCTGTCCGAATCATTGATCGGCCACCAGCATCTCGGGTTGATAGATTTCCGCGAGGCGAATTGCGCCGTGCTTCTGTTTGAGCAGGGGTTTCGTCTGTCGAGAACGCCCTGCCAATACGCCGCATATCAGCGCCTTGCGATGCCATGACATCTTCCCGCAAATTGGGCATCAAGTCATTGGCATTGGTTTGCCCGGGTGACCGATAGTCGTATCCAGGTTTGGCAGGTCTGTTCAAACGTCCCATGATCTGCTCCTTACATCATTTTGCCGCGGGTCTTTCCCCGCTGGGCACAGCCGTCAGCGGCGCGAACATAACCACCCTTGGCCATAGGCTTGGGCTTGCGAGGTGCAGAGCCGCCGTCAATATCCTGCGGTGGCGGGAGGCCAGAATCCTCCGTATAGATGCCGCCTTTGATACCCCGTGGTTTCTTTTTTGCTTGAGATTCGCCGTACATGATAGTTCCTTAGCACATTCCGCCGCGCATCATTTTGACCATAGTGCCTTTGGTTTTGCCCTTGGAAGCAACACCATCTGCAGCTTTAACGTAACCGCCACCCTTCATCCCGGCATGAGCCTTGGATGCAGGCATAGCTGCATGAGCCTTGAGCGAGGTGGCAACGCCGCCTTTTTTGTAACCCTTG